GATATACAAGATGCTAGAGGTAAGTTTAGTAAAGACTGGACAGCTAGAATTATGGGTATAGTAATTGTAGGTGGCTTTATGGGTTACATATTTTTAGTAACTTTACAACCACCAGAACAAAACTCAGAAGCTCTTATTAACTTAGTTCTTGGTTACCTTGGTGGGTTAGCTAGTGCGGTTATTTCTTTTTATTTCGGAGCCTCACACAAACAGGACTAAATATGAACATATCACAAGAAGGTTTATCGTTAATTAAAAAATTTGAAGGCTGCGAATACAACGCATACAAATGCGCAGCAGGAGTATGGACTATAGGTTATGGTCATACTGCTGATGTCAAAGAAGGAGACTTAGTAACTCAACAAGAAGCAGATAAAATACTAGAAGAAGACATGAAAGAGTACGAGGGCTATATAAAGAGTGCAGTAACTGTAGATTTAAACCAGAATCAATTTGATTCTTTAGTATCATGGGTATTTAATTTAGGCCCTTCAAACTTATCGTCAAGTACATTACTTACAAAAATTAATAATAAAGATTGGGATAATGTTCCTGAACAGATTAAACGTTGGAATAAAGCAGGCGGTAAAGTCTTAGAAGGTCTGATTAGACGTAGAGAAGCTGAAGCTCTATTGTTTGAAAATAAAGAATGGCACGAGGTCTAATGTGCCTTTGCAAAAAGCAATATTTAAACCAGGTATAAATAGAGAAGGTACCGACTACGACAACGAGGGCGGTTGGTTTGATTGCAATTTAGTTCGTTTTAGAAAAGGAAGACCAGAAAAGTTTGGTGGATGGTCTAAGGACACACCATCTTCTTTCCTTGGTACGGGAAGAGCCTTGCATTCTTGGGTAGCTATAGAAGGTACTAAGTATCTTGGCCTAGGAACTACTTTTAAATATTATATAAAAGAAGGTCAAGCCTTTAATGACATTACTCCAATAAGAGCTGTTACAACTAATGGTATTATATTTGCTGCTACTAACGGAAGCTCAATAATCACAGCTACCGATGATAATCACGGAGCTGTAGTAAATGACTTTGTAACTATATCTGGTTCTGCTAGTTTAGGTGGAGCAATTACAGCAGTTGTCTTAGACCAAGAATATCAAATAACAGCCATTACAACCAATACCTTTACTTTTACGGCAAAAAATTCTTCAGGGGCCGTTGTTGCTAATTCAAGTGATAGTGGAAACGGCGGAAATGCAACAGATGCTGCTTATCAATTAAATGTAGGTCTTGATGTTTACGTTGCTGGTACTGGTTGGAGTTCTGGTTTTTGGGGAGAAGGAACTTTTGGATCAGCTAACGCCTTATCAAGTACCAATCAATTACGTTTATGGACTCATGACAACTTTGGCGAAAATTTAATTATTAATCAAAGAAATGCTGGTATTTTTAAGTGGACTGAGAACAACGGCACAAATACAAGAGCCGTAGCTCTTTCTGGAATTAGTGGTGCTAATCAAGTTCCTACTGTTGCTTTACAAGTTATTACATCTGAAAAAGACAGACATCTTATTGTATTAGGAGCAGATACTCTTTCTGGTACAACAAGGACTGGTGTTATAGATCCTATGTTTATAGCATTTAGCGATCAAGAAAATGACTTACAGTTTGAGCCTTTAACAACAAATACATCAGGATCCTTAAGACTTTCTTCTGGATCTTCAATTATTGGTGCAGTTAAATCAAGACAAGAAGTTCTTATATGGACAGATACTGCTTTATACAGCATGCAGTTTGTTGGCCCTCCTTTTACATTTGCTGTTAATCTAATAAACGAGGGTATAGGATTAGTAGGGCCTAAAGCAGCCATTACAACTCCTTCTGGAGTTTACTGGATGAGTTACAACAACTTTTATATTTATAATGGAACGGTTCAACATTTACCCTGTTCTGTTCATAATTATGTTTTTAGTGATATTGATCTTTTACAGTCTTTTAAAATTCATGCATTTACTATTGCGGATAAAAATGAAATTGGTTGGTACTACTGTTCAAGCAGTTCAACAGAAATAGACAGGTATGTTATATACAACTACGGAGATAATGTTTGGTACTACGGAACTTTAAGCAGAACAGCTTGGTTAGACGCTGGTATAGAAAACTACCCTAGAGCCGTAAGTGAAAATTACATATACAAACATGAGGACGGGTTTAACGACGACGGATCTCCTATGACTGGAGTATTTATTGAAAGTTCTGACTTTGATATAGGTGATGGAGAGCAGTTTACTTTCCTTAGAAAGATAATACCTGATTTTAAGTTTTTACAGAATACAAATTCTGGCAACGTTAATGTTGTTGTTAAGACAAGAAACTTTCCTGGAGACACATTAACAGTAAACTCTACTAATAAAATAACTGAAACAACTCAACAAACATTCGTAAGAGGAAGAGCTAGACAGATGGTTCTAAGATTTGAGTCAGATGATGATGCTATAAATGACGCTAACTTATCTATAGGCTGGAGGATTGGAGCTACAAGGATTGATATAAGAACTGACGGTAGAAAATGAGTAAGATCTTACAAACCCAATTACCTGTTGCAACAGGACCTCTGTCTCCAGAAATATTTAATAGGCTAGTAAGAATACTAGAAATAAATCTTGGATCTGTTGACGTAGATAAAACCACTCAAGTAAGTACAGAACAAAGAGGAACTTTAAACTTCTTAGCAGGAAGTATTATCTGGAATACCTCATTAGAAGTATTACAGGTTTATGATGGCCTTTATTGGCAAGATATTGGGCAAAGAGGTCTTGATACTGGATATGAAATACAATCTCATTTAGGTAATGTTACAGTCACTACTAACGGAAATGTTTCTATAAACGTAACAGAAAATATTACAGGCTACGGTATTGAAAGATGGTACAGTTAAAAAAGAAAGAAGAAGAGTACAAGCTTAAGAATCTATTGTTAGCCTATCCTGGCGACTGGTACATACAAGATAAAACATTTAAGGCCGTAAAAGAGTCATTACCAGATATTGTTGATTTTTATGAAAAAGAAGGAGAAAAAGCTCCGGTAAAAAACAATCTACATAAAATTATAAAAGAACCTCTTAAAGATGTTTATACGGCTCCTTTCTTTTCTGAAAAGTTTTGCGAAATATTATTAGACGAAGTAAAGAGCTTAGAAGATTTTTATGGGTTTGTTCCTAACCCAGATGAAGATACCTTAAGACAAATACCAGAAATAACTTTTCAAGATAATTGCCCTGAAATATTCCAATCTTTAATGCAAACAATATATACTATAGGTAATCCTATATTTTTGAGTATTTGGAACAGGCATGTTAACGCAGGCGCCATACAAGTAGCTAATTATAATTTAAAGGATAAAAAGCAAGGCGCTTGGCATCATGATGCAAGTGCTGATATAAGTATGGTAGTCCCTTTGAATACTGGTAATTATAGAGGGGGCGGAACTGAATTTTTAAATCGTGGTACAGTTGAACCATTACCTACAGGCCACGCTCTAATATTCCCTAGCTTTACACATATGCATAGGGGGCTATCTGTTGAATCAGGAGATAGATACTTACTAGTATTTTGGTTAAAATGTTTAGAAGAATAGGGTAAAATTTAAAAATGAATATAATAGACAACTCAGGAAAAGGAATAGCAGCTTTAGGAAGGGACGAAGACCGTATGATGGCTCACGTTGCTTCTGGAGAAATGGTAGTTCCACCAGTCATATCAGAAAGCACTAAAGCAATAATACGAAAAGAAATGCAAGCAGCAGGTCTTGATCCAAATGAATATCAAGTAGGACAAGGAATGTCAATTAACCCTATTACGGGTATGGCAGAGTTTGGCTTTCTTAAAAAGCTAGCTAAAACAGTTAAGAAAGTAGTTAAAAAAATAGCACCTATAGCAGCGGCTATACCCGGCCCTTGGCAAGGACCTGCAATCATGTACAACAGAGGCAGAGCTGTCTTAAACATAGCTAAAGGCGAAGGTGGTATTGGCGACCTTATAACTGCTTTTACACCTGCAAAATCCTATACAGGTGGTAAGACAGGAAACATTTTTGGAAATGCAAAAGATTTTATTACCAAAGGTTCAGATGGCGTAGGTCTATTTGGCAACATTGGTAAAGGCATTAGCAATTTAAAAGATACAGCAGGAGACTTTATTTTCAAAGGTACGGATGATACAAATCTGTTCGGGAACATTGGTAAAGGCATTAGTAAAGGTTACGAATATGTAATGCCCGGAAGCGATGAAACGGGATTGTTTGGTAATTTGCAAAAAGACTACGCAAGTGCAAAAGAATATAACGAATTGACTGATGGAGATTCTCTTTTTGATAGCGATTATGGTGTTCAACCAAGTAGCTTGTCAGACTACCTAAAAAGAAAAATGTTACCGCAATCAGTTGAAGATGCTTTAAACAGTGAAAACCGTGAAGGTGGAATGTTTGGTGGAATGTTTAGTGGCAAAGGTGGTGCAGCAGGTATAGCAGCTCTTATAGCAAAACTTGCTTACGATGATGCTAAAAACTTTAAAGGCGTACCACTAACTCCATTAACAACCACAGACCAACTAGGCAGGTACAACATAGCAGCTGAGTCTGCTAGACAAGCTGGTACTGCAATGCCTAACAGAACAGAGTTTGGTTTAAACCCAAGCACACTACCTAGATTAGTAGGTGGTAAACCAAGAGGTGCTGCTCAAGGTGGCATTATGGCTTTTGCTCAAGGTGGAGCAGTAGCAATGGCTAATGGTGGTGAGATACCAATAGACCCAGCAAACTTCCCAGTAATGAATGGTCAGATAGATGGACCGGGTACTGAGACTAGCGATGACATACCTGCAATGCTTTCTGATGGTGAGTTTGTAATGACAGCCAAAGCTGTTAAAGGTGCTGGTGGCTACAATGTAGATGATAGTAACGGCATATTAACTTTGTCGCCCAATGGTGAACCAAGTCGTGATTCAGGAACAAGAGTTATGTATAAATTGATGGAACACTTTGGAGGAGTAGCATAATGGCAGAAGAACAAGGTCCACTAGCAGTAGATGTACAACAACAATTTAGAACCCTAGACCCTGCAACAAGGGAATTATTCTATGGTTCAGGCATACCGGGTACTGATTCTTATAACCCCGGTTTTCTAGGTCAAGCATTTGACGCTAGTAATAAGACATTTTTTGACGAGCAAGGCAATCCACTTATTTCACCTGAAATGGTTGCAGGACTATCTCCTGACCAGCAGAGAGCTATACAATTATCAAGAGATGCAACAGGCATACAAACACCTTTTATAGAAGAGGCAGGACAATCCTATCAATCAGGATTACAAGATTTATTCAGAGGCACTGACACAGCTAGAGGTCTTGGTAGAGAGGCACTAGGAAGCACAGCAAGTGGAGTCGGACAAGAGCAAGCTTTTAGAGAGCAAGGTCTTGAGTCTTTATTTGGTGGCTTAGGAGAAGCATCAGGTTTAGCTAGAGGTGCAGAACAAGAATATGGAAGAGGTTTGGCTGAAGCTACTGGTTTCCTAAAAAGTGGTGCTACAGGTCAATTTAACCAAGGCATGACGCAAGACTTTTACAATCCATACGAGCAACAAGTAATAGACCAAACAAGAAAAGATATTATGGAGCAGGGTGCTAAAGGCGACATAGCTGCAAGAGCAAGCGATATACAATCAGGTGGCGAATCAGCCTTTGGTTCAAGAGCAAGGCTAGGTGCTGGAGAAAGACAGGAAGCATTAGGAAGAGGCTTAGGTGAGGCTTTAGGTGGCATTAGGAGTGCAGGATATCAACAAGCACAACAGTCTGCTTTAGGTGAATTTGGTAGACAGCAAAATGCTCTTACTGGACTAGGTGGAAGTTTAGCTAATGTAGCAGGACAAAGAGCAGAAGCAACAAGAGGTCTTGGCTCAACTCTAGCTGGCTATGGTCAAGCTGGACAACAAGCTTTATCACAATCAGGTCAAAGTGCATTACAAGGACAACAGGCTCTTGCTAACCAATTAGGAACTTTAGGTGGTATAGAATCACAAGCAGGGCAAGCAAGACAACAAGCACAATTTGGTGCAGGAACTGCAATGCAAGGACTAGGCTCACAAGCACAGCAGGCAGCTCAGGCTGACATACAAAGAACATTGGGCATAGGTGGTATGACTCAACAACAACAACAAGCACAGTTAGATGCACAGAGAAATAATGCAAGGCAACAGCAAATGGCTCCTATGAACCAAATGCAGTCATTGCTACCATTTGTTTCAGCAGTACCTGCTGGATTTAGCCAAACTGCTACAACCTATGGAGTAGCTCCATCAGCTGTAGGAGCTGGACTTGGTGCTGGATTAGCTGCATTAGGTGGTATTGGTGGCTACATGAACCCACAATATAGAACGCAAGGGCAGTAATGACTATAAGTAGAATGGGCATATCTTCGCTTATGGGCTATCAAGACGGTGGTGGCGTTGGGGATGAGACAGTTACAGACAGTCTTGTAGATGAATCAAGTAAAAAAGAAATTGAAGATAGCACATTTGATATGAATCAATTGACAAATTTATTAGAACAAAATGATATGCAGTTTCAATTTAAACAATATAGAAATATGTTGAATGACATAGCTCCTCCAAGACCAAGGGCAACAGGATATGATTTAGCATCTGCTTTAGGTGCAGGCTTGTTAGCAGAACAATCACAGAAATTTGGTTCATTGGGTAGAGGCTTAGGTGCAGGCTTTGCACAATTCAACGCACTGCAAAAAGAAATAGATGCAGAAAATAGAAAGAACAA